AGTTTTTCTGAAACTGTAGGTGCCAATTTAGGTATTTCTTATGGTTCTGCAATGTTTGAATTTGATAATTTTGCAAAGCATGGTGTAGATATACTTGAGCCAGGTGGTGATAACGAATCTGTATTTAATCCTTTGCAGTCAGATGATGAAGAAATTATTGCAGCTTTAAACAATCCAAATAATTTAGATATAAAACATGATTTAATTTATGCTCGTAATAAAGAACATTTGTTGGGTATGATAGATCAAAAACAAAAGAGAATAGAGCAACATAATATCATAGAAAAATCTTCATGGGGTACATTTTTGTTAGCATTAGTTGCTGATCCTATAAATGGTGCTACTATTTTTTTACCAATATTAAGAAGTAAAACTGTTTGGGATGCAATTGTTAAGTCTGCTGTAATGACTGGTGGTATTGTAGCTCCATTAGAAATGACAAGAGTATATGCAGACCCATTAGTAAAGCCTATAGAAGGTGTAACAACAACTGGTGCATCTATGTTATTTAGTAGTGTTCTTTCTGGAACTGGTCGTGGTTTAACAAATTATTTTACTGGTGTTGCGAGGAATCA